TGATTCCTCTCTATTTTGAAGTCCTCGATAAACATTCTTACCATTCCACTCATGGAGATCCTGATCGGGCTGTTCTTTCCCACTAAGTGCCAGAAACACCCTGAGTTCAGCCGCGTTGTAGTCTAGCTCCACGAAGCAGTCATTTTGAGGTTTGAGAATACCTCGGTACTTCTTAGCCATTGTCATAATGGGGAACCCCCCTCGACACGTGGTCAGGCGGCCCGTCTTGGTCTTGAACATATCATACAAAACCTGAGGGCTTGTTTTCTGTACTGTCTTCCAGAACTCCCGAGCAGGTCTTGCGTGAAGTTCTTTTTTAAGAGCACCTACATCAACGTTCAGCCGCTGTTTCTTAACCTTATTGATTAAGAAATAGAGCCCCTCTAAAAAGTCATAGTTAGAGGGCTTTTTGTAGGTGGAAAAGACGTGTTCTGTAATAATGTTTTGTAATCTCAAAAATTCTCTAAGAAAAATTTCTGGGAATACCTGTAGCACAGAGCGTTTTGAGATATCGACCTTGGCTATTTGAAGCGCTCTCATGTGCGCCTTCAGTTTAGACGAATGCTCTTCAATCGCTGCCTTGTGCGCTTCTGGAGCACACTCAAGCATCGACTTGCCTCCAACATATAGCTGAGCGCTACTGACGCCTCGAAGGGATGAACTATTGGACCACGTCCTCGTGAATGAGGGTTGCGGCTCTTCGTAGAATTCACCTTCTGAATAGTAGATGTCACCAAACTTTTGGAAACAGCTAATCGGTTCCTCCGTCGGTGGGGGTGTTGGCAGGGACTAGGCGGGGAGCCGTCCCTCCTTGGACGGGTCCAAGGCGCCATTCTCCTTCTGGGCGCGGACCTTGGTCTTCGTCAGGGTTGCAACACTCTACAACTCCAGAAATGGACCTTTCGTGTGGTGGTGGCAATGTGTATCTTCTATAAGTAGTTTTAGTTCTATCAGTAATATACCTTACTGCGGTCAGAATGTCAAGGTTTTTCTCCATCACCTCCACTCTTTTTATGCTAGCCTTTTGTAGGACAGGAGACTGTGTCATTCCCGCTTCTCGATAACGCATGACATAATATTTGCGAAGCCAAAAGGAATTCCATATAGCTTTTACTTTTGGCTGCAAATGATGGTCAAGAGGGAGGTTTGGCATGTAGATGACACGCTTTCGATAGAACTCTTGACTTATAATTTTTTGACGGCCGTCGCTGCAAACAGTCTTTGGAACAGAATAAGTAGGGAAGGCTGCAACAAATCGGTTATAGCCATTAATAAAGTGAACCTTTAATGCCTCGATATCAACTTCATAACACTTTTCGTAGTATTCCTCAAAAAATGTCTTCTGATCAGCAACATCATAGTGCTTCATGTAGTTCATCATAATAGGGGATGCCAAGTTAGCAACAAGTCGCCATGGCGCACTCTTGTCTATTACAAAACCAAATCTTCTGGCGATCTTCACGTAATCTTTGAACATTGGTTGTGAATAATATTCCTGTACTTTGTAAGCATCTGCCGAATGATCTGCATTGTCAATCTCTACGCATAATCCGCTGCTGCTCGGAGGCACATAGCCGCTCAATGTAAAATTGGATTTAGTAAGAGGGAAAGGGTAGTCCAACTCATTGTAAAACCTAAAAAATGTGTCTATATATTCATCGATGTTCGAAACCTGGGCTTGTCTGTTATTTTCGTTGAGATAGTGAGTGGCAAATAAAATCTGATTGTTCTCCATATACTTATTATATAAAAGATGTGGGCTGACCCATCCACTTACTGCTCTCATGTTGTAAAGAAATGTCTCATCAATCCGTGAACCATTTGTGGCCAAAGCCGCTTCTGCAATGTATTGCTGCATAGCCTCAAAGGCATCTGCGACAAAATCGAACACAAGAACGCTCGCACCTGACTGTCGAACCTCTCGTAACTTTTCTAAGTTTGTCGTTACAGCATCAAAATCTAAATTTACACGCCCGTAAAAATATCTCTTGTCTCGGAAATCAATATACTCAGGATATCGCGACGTCCAACGACGATTGTAAAAACTTCGATCAGCAAAAAGTTGTCGAGCGGTACCAAAATTATTTGTATATGCCATCCTTAAGGGGCTCCTCCGGTGCGTGTGGTGGGGCCACCTCGGCCTCGCCAGATACAAGTCATTGTGGTCTCGAATGTTTGAGGTGTGAGTTCTAGACTAACTTTAGTAACTACATAGTAGCCGCCCAATCCTAATTTTGCTAAAAGGCTCGTGCCAACGGGAGGCAGCATGCCAGGAATTGAGGGATCCAGGAAAACAAGAGAGCCAGGATAAAAAAGTGTATTGCCCATCGTGCTGACTGTGGCATTATATATCCTCTTCATCTGCCCTAGGGTTCGATCATCCTTCAAGAACTCAGCCTCTGCTTGATATGCCACTTCAGATTTCGCGAACTTAATCTCGTTCACAATGCCATCATTGTGTCCGAGCCCTAGGTGATATAATCCATCTTTTAAATCAGCCGCATAGTTGCCGCTAAGTCCGTGCTTTAATTCAAAGGTATAGGGGTAAAAGATTACACAATGTTGTGGAATACTCTTGCCGGCGTTGTGAATTGCATTAAGTGGCATCTCTGCATCTACTGATTTTGGATGGGCGGCGCCGGTCCACCCAAGCCGGCGTTTAAGTTCGGGGATGGTGAGGCGCCTGTTTTTTTTCCACCCTTCAGAATGTCGGCTCGCTGCGGGGGCGCTGGGTGCTGTCCCGGGCCCGTCCCCTCCTAGGGTCGATGGTGGCAGTGATATCACTTTATACCCAAACTGCATGCTGTAGTTTTTATCCTTAACGTTTTGGCGACCCTCGATAGAGTTAAAAGGTTTGACAAGAGCGTCCTTAACGAACGCTTTAACAAAGTCCATCAGAAAATAAGTATTCTTCTGGTCGCTCAACACATTCTTTACCATCCAATCTGTAAAAAAGTTAAGAGAGACGGGGATGCTAGCTAGAGGAATAAAGGTTTCATCCTCGCTGCCTGTTTCATATTTGAATGCTGTCAATATGTAATATATGTCATCCATCATGGCTTCGTCTCTCGTCCGATCCACAAGCGCCTCTTTATGATTGCTCCGCATTATCTCTATTACAACATCCAGCAAATCCCCAAAGAAAAAATAATTAAAGCGAAAACTCTTACATGCGCGATCATAATCTGTATCCTTATACCATAAAGCCTTAGCCAACTCATCGTTAGGAGCATATGTGCCGCCGGAGTCCTCTTCCCCCAACCTAGCATTGTAATCTGCAGATCCGCCGGTGGCGTTAACGATGTTGGCGCGGTGTCGTTGGCTAACGCTGGTGCCTGCAGTTGCCGGGACACTGCCAACACTGATACGGGTGGTGGTTCTGACGTCTTTCATATCCGTAAAGAGCACATCCGAATAAAAAACACTATCATGCTTAAGGAGTCTGTTAAGAATATTCATATATCTCTCTTTTCGATCACTAAGAAGTATGCTCTTTCTCCGTTTTTGCAGTTTTTTCAGTTTTGCTTCAAGAGCGGTCCTGCTTGTGCCTGGGGCCAGCGCGTCGAGTTGTCCCCTAGTCTGCTGCACCTCATCCTCGATGTCCTCGCGTTGGCGTTGAAGCCGAGCATCATATAAGATGTCTGCCCGAGGAGATTCAAGAGCCTCCTCAACTCTACCACGATAGTCTATAGCCAATTCTGCCGAACCATCCTGATTAAAAGAAAAAGTATGATCTATCTGTGTAAGATATACGACCTCTGTCATATTTTCAATGCTTTTACGCAAGTCTTGGGGGATGATGTCGGTAGAAACACCTTGAGGGACACTCCAGCCAATCACCAACTTAAGCTCGAAGTGATCTGGATTATAGGTGTGGTCTTCACCGCCGGCGGCCGCGTCCGCCGAGGTAATCATCTTCGGAGAGCGCCACACCAAGTCTAAGTAAGTAGGATCTCTTTCCCACGGTGGTCGCGACGCAGCGGAGAGCGGTTCCTTGGCTTTCAGTTCTCTCAAATCTTGAAAATAAAATCCTAGCTGCACCTTTAATTCGCGGGTGGCAGAATAAAAGTTGGTCCCTTCATAGTCCACAGTCGCTTTAATTAGGCCGGCGCCGGTGGAGCCTCTAGCTTCTGTTATAGAGCCTGCATCAGTGAATGTGTGGAAGGGCAACTCTTTTTCTACTACCCGGGCGCGGGCGTCTTTGAAAGGGTGAAAAACTTTATATAAACGCAATTTTGGGACACAGACAGCGCGTTGGTAGGGTTTGATACGTAAAAGAGGTCCCATATTCGGGCGTGAAATAAAAGATGCCAAAGCATCCTGGGGGTCTCCTGTTATATTTAAGAAATTTTTATATGCCTTGCTGTCAATTGTGGATTGGTTATAGCCAGAATACCACCCTATATTTTTAACCAAAAATTGTTGCTCAATGCTGACAGCCGTTGACCTCTTGGCAGTGAATTCATCCCATAAGTGAGTGTCATCCGGATCCCGTTCGTGCGCACGGAGAATACGCTGTTGGGCTGGGGACTGGACGACGCGAGCATACGTGCCCCCTTCATGAACAACCCATGCGCGGATAATGTCCTTGATCCCGTTCGGAAGTCGGTCATAAGTTCCGTCGCCGCCGGCGCCGGTGCCCGAGTCTACAATAGAGGTTATCCAAGATGCAGTTAGGGTTTCGGCGGAGTCGTGGGAGTAGGCGCCGCCCATGGCGTTGTATAGGTCGTCAACCCATCGGTTGGCGTTGGGCTGGGTGGGCATGCCTATGTGGCGAACAAGCTCTCTAATATAATATGTCTGGCGATTAGCGGGCGTGTCCAGCACTGTCGACCCGGATGCAGTGAAGCCGAAATGGGGCAGCCCGGAGATGGCGGCGACATAGTAATTCGCGCGGCGGCGCTCCCATCCTGGACCGGCGGCTGCTGGCATGCTACCACCATGGACCTTTTGGTAGCACAGGCTAGCGCCCCATTTATAAAGGCTAGTAAGATTTGTAGAAGGCATAATTCAAACCTATAAAAAACTCAACACCACTTTGAGGGGCATTGGGATATAGAGTACATCTCCCGTTTGTACATGCCCCTCTGTAGGTCTCTGGTTAAACCAAGCTATCACCCACCACATACTGGGATCGCCATAATATTCATGAGCTAGCTTATAATACTTATCACCAAGCTTCCATACATGAGTGACAGAGGAAAGCTGTTGGATCTGGGCAACACTTGGATAGTTGAACTCGGCAGTATCAAGCTGAGTTATTTGTTTAAGTCCTCGTTCTTTTAAAATATGGCGATATGACTCATCCCTGTTACGTAGTATTCTCCGATTTGTGTAACGATAACTCATACCAGCACGTTCCTGGTACCGGCGGCGAAGGTCAAGCCGGCGGTCGAGCCTGGTGGTGGCGCGGCGGGCTCGGCGGGAGCGGCGGGCGCGGTGGGCGCGGTGGCGGGGGCGGGGGGGGCGCTATAAGGGAAGTTGGGGTTCTCTGGCTTCTTGCTCTGTTTCCACCCAAGCTTTTCAGTATGTAAAACCGTATAACTGCATTGCAATGTGATGGACTGAGGTAGGATGGCGCCGTCTTTAAAGATGTTTTTTATAAACTCCTTCTTCTTACTCGTCCTGATAAGCTCGTGAAGACTCCCATCGTCAGCGTTATAAAACCCAGCATTGATATCTGGTGAGTATGTAAACCCAGAAACGGTCCCAACAAGCCCCTTTTTGGATGCCCGGGCCTCGGCGGATCCAAATTCGTCAGCCAGGTTCATAAACTTCATTCTGAAAAGAGGGGCACCACTCAACACTTGGGAATCTCCGCTGGAGGATTTCTGGTATACAGGATAGAGCATCCGAAGGAGCAACGATACTTTCTGCATGTTCCGATATGCTTCGTAAGCACTGGCGGCTGGCACGTCCCATCCAATTGTTATCGTTCGTTCTGTGCCTTGGAAGGTGACAAGAGGATCCATGCGCCCATAGACTTTCACATTGTTCCAGTTTGAAATATAGTCATCAGAAAAATCAGTGAGAAAAGCCTTGAAACTCACCTCTTTGCTGGTGGGCAGGTGAGTAAACGTAATAACCTGTTTTCCTTTTTTCGCTAATCTATCAGTGATGTCCCCACTGTCAAAGCTCGTCATTGGTGTTGTCATGTGCTTCTACTGAGCGCCCCGGTGTCGGTTGCTGACTCGCTGCGCCACGGCCGCCAAGGCGGCTTTCTTTGCAATAGGTTCTATGAACGCCGGGAATGACACGGGCCCACCCTTTGTTTGTATCACTAAGTTAACGGTGCTAGGAAATGTCGGCTGCCCTTTTGCTTTGGTTGTGGCGGCCGCCGGGGTGGGCGGGGTCGTCGCCATGCGAACCTCTCCCACTTGTTCAATCAGCTTCTCGGTAATCGGGATCCCTGTCTCTAGTTTTTCTAGCTCGACAACCGCCTTTATTGTTTCTGTGAACGGTGTCAGTGAGGTCAAGTTCACCCCCTCCATTGAGCCCTTTAGGTTGCTAAGTGCCGTAGAGAGCTTAAGAATGGACGCTGCTTCGGTGTTGGCAACTGTGCCAAATTTTGCAAGATCTATCGCCCACCCTCCTAGTTTGCTTAAAGCGGGTATATCTCCCAAATCCCCTAGGGACTTAAAGCTAGACGTAATCGAACCGAAGGCGAGGGCGACGGCTGCAAGCCCAAGAGCAGTGACGCCTAGACCCAAGCCGAAAAAGGCAAGCCCCTTGGCCGCAACCACAAGTACGGGTGCGAGACCACCTAAAGTACCGCCGAAAACTGCAATACCGGCGCTGGCGGCGGGGGCACTTAGTCCAAATGCTGTTAGTGCAGGCGTAAGGATTGCGAATGCGGCTGCGAGGGGAAGAATTACAAATAAGATAGCTCCGAAGATGATTGCTAACGGAACCAGGATAGTCGCCAGCCCACCTATGGGTTCCAAAATCTTGTTAATTTCATGTGCCAAATCAGACATGCCCCCAATAAATGCTTTTAAGCTTTTTACTATAGGTAGCAAGTTCACTGCCAATAGCTGGAGCGTGTCGTTCCAAATGTCTCCGATTTCACGTGTGGCTTTCGTGCGCTTCGCCAATTCCTCCATAGAGAGAGCATTCGCTTCTGTCTGAACCTGTGCCTGCTCAAGTTCGCCATTCATAAGCATTGCCAGTTCACCAACACTGGACAACCCTGCCGCTTCTGCAATCATCTTACGTTGTGCTGAGTTCATGGAATCAAGAGATTGTCCAGTAGCTTCTATTCCTTCCCTCAACTGCCTCAGAACATCGACCGGGTCCTCATAACTTGCCTTAAGTAGCGATACACTATTCACAAAGTCTCCGCCAAGAGCCGCGTTTAAGCGCCCGGCGGACGTGGCGGCGTCCTCGAACGTTTGAAACTTTTCAACTAGTGAAATCACCTGCGACATGCTCATTTGTAAGCCATCAGCAGCAACGGCTAGGTCGCGGAAGGCATCTCTAGCGCCATCCCCGTACATAGCCACGAATGGCATGGCTGTGTTAAGATCTCCTAGAGTCTTATTCAGATCCTGACCCAAGGCGCTAGCTAAGTCAGCCGTTTCTCTCGTGAGCATGTCGGCAGAATCAGCAGTCATGCCTAGATTGCTTGTGGCTAACTTCAGCGTTTCAGCAACCACACCAACATCCGCACCTAGAGTCTGAAGGTACGCGGAAGTGGTTGCCAGCTTCTTCTGGGTCTCGCTCTGCAGCGTGTCGAAGATGCTCAGTGTATTATTAAGGGCGATGTATGCAGAACTAATCTTCTCTAGGCTTGCACCTTGCGAACGATGTTCAATATTAATGCTCGCGATTTGGTTATCATACTTCCCATATGCTTGAGTGCTCTTGTTGACACTAGTCATCGCCTTGTCTTGCGCGACTGCCAAGTCCTTGGTGGCATCTTGCATTTTTGTTACGAGATTGCCCATGAGTCTGAGGGGGCTTAGATTCTTTTTCATCTTCTGCCCAATGGCACTCAAAGTTTGGTCCAAACTGGCGCCTTGGGTGACGGAGTCGACCAGCCCCCCAACTAGAGAATTTGTCCATTTATCACTTATGCCTAGGAGGGCGTCAAAGGACTCACCAAACCGGTCTGCTGCGGAGGTGGAAGCTTCAAGAGCTTTCTTTTGTAGATCTAGTTGTGCAACCTGCTCTTTTAGGGCGGCTAGCTTTTCATCGTTAACCTTGCCACTTCTCTGTGCCTCGATCAAAACGTTCTTCAGTATACTTAATTCGCTTTGTAGAAGCTGAAGATTTTGTTCACTGGCAGTTTTGGTGTGGTCCAGTTCAACGTTAAGATTGATCTGGGTTTTCACTTGCGTCCGGAGCGCTTGGACAGTCTCCTCGATCAGTGTAGTAAGTAACCTTTGTTCGGTTTGCGCAGCCTTCTGCGCCGCCCGCTGGTTGGCTGAAGCAGTCGACGTCGCCGTGGTTTCTGATGAATCATCCTCATCCCCAGACGCAAATACCGGTATAATGCCGGCTGCGACGACTATCAGTGCAAGATTTAATAGTAAGTAAAAAGTCATATGCTATTTAAATGGCCATGTAATCCCTGTTTCACGTTCAAAGTTGGTGACAGCGTTGTTCAATTGATACTTGCTTTTATAAGTCATCGGATTATCTAGTCCATACTTAACGTATTTTTCAAGATATCTCTTCTCACGTTGGAGGGCTGCCAAAAAAGCTCCAACCTGATGCTCTGTCCCTCGGACCTTAAGGGGGACTGAAGATCCGCCGCGGCCAGGGGACCCGAAGAGGCGTCCCATGATATATTTCATGTTGGCAGCAAAGCTCATCCAATCTTCTTCTATCAGCACCTTATTATTTAGGTTGATCACTATGGGAGTGTCCTCACCGATTAAGCTGTCCATAACCTATATATCCCTCATCATTATATATACTAACTAGTTTTTTGAAAAATAAAAAAGCCAGCTTCTTAGCTGGCTCAAAACTCATCTAGATTTTTTCTTTGCTTTTTCTATCTGTTCTTTCTCTCGTTCGAACTGCTGAGATAGGCGATCTAAGAACCATCGCCGTATTGTAACAGGAAGATTATATGCCTCCAGAAAACTCCACCCTCCATGATATTTCATCAAGAAGAATTGTTCATAGACGTTTTTTATATAATCGTTATCGAGGCCAAAAAAACTCCGCGTTTAGCGGGACCTCCATGTCTGTTGTTGTTCCGCATGCCTCACATTCAAACTCTTGGTTGAGGTCTACATTGGGAATCAACGTCGAGTATGTAGCTCTTAAGTGCCGCGAATCCATTGCCGGCATGTTCTCTAGAAATGATGCTATGTAATTAGGATCTGTGCTGTCGTTGACAGACACTATAAAACTGGAGAGCATCTCCAAAAAAACAGAGGTAGTGATACTGTGCTTTTTCTTCTTCTTCATCCGAGAGTTTCTCATCTTTTCGTCGTGCCCTCGGAGAAGTCGCACCTCAACTTTCGCTTTGGTTCTCTCTAGCCCAGTTATAAAGAACGTCCCACGATCACTCTCTGTCACATGCTCAGAGTTAATCGTGCTAACTCCGCCGGGTTGACCAGGGATGTCGCTTAAATCAAACTGATATTTTGAACTGGTGGTACAAGCAGGACACGTGACATTCGTTGAATAATCTGGTCCGTAGCCCGTGACTCTAGTGGCTACCAACAGAGCGTTTTTATCTCCCACCAGGAGAGAATCTAGATCGATCTCTTTGTTGATAACAACGCTTTGTAGCAGCCTATCGATCGCTAGCCCCTTTTTCAGAAGGGATGGGGAAGTTAAAATATCTTCCTCTTTAGCTGTCATAAATTTTATTTCAACGGTTTCCTCGTTGTGGAGGGGGTGCTCTTCGTCATAAAAGCGGCCGCCAGAGGGTAGCTCGACAAACTCTGTGGGTGTCGTAAAGTTAAATACTGCTTGGTTCTGGTCTGTCGGTGTAATGGGGGGGTTTGCGGTCTGAACATCCGGTGTGGAAACACCTAGACGATCTTTATTGTTTCTTGACATTTTTTCCTCTTGTAGATATCAATTATTATATTACCATTCCTAGACTTTGTTAAGAACTAATCTTGAAAGGAAGGTAGGATCAGCGGCGCTGGGTCTGAGTGGCGAAATCGTAACGCAATTGCAAAGTAATCTCTACCAATTCGTCAGAGGTATAGTCAAGGGAGCCGAAATCAACACTCTTGATCCAAGTGTTATGCAGTTGCCATGTTTCTCTAATATCACCTTCAGCATCAAGCTGTTTAATAAAGGCTCTACCAATCACTTCTTGAGCAAACTTTTTCTTGGAAATCGTCTGTAGCTGACCGTCGCCGGCGTCGGCATCGACGGTGATATTGGCAGGATTTACATAACCAGCCTGTTCGATAAGATTTTGAAGCGTGTTGGCAGCATCCATATCGATTGGGTCTACAATTGTTATACTTATTTCCTGCCACTCCACTCGCCCAGGATAATAAAATTTGTGATTCAAGAAGGTGTGCTCAGACTCGGTAATCTGAAACGTGGGCTTATCCACCTTTTTACAGATATAGCTTGGGAGCTTCCCCTCTAAAGCGCCGCCGGCGATGCCGAACGAAAATAACCATCTATATTGCCTCTTCGGTTCTAGACCGGGGCTGCTCCAAAATTCTGCCATATTATTATAATCTCCTCAGTTATTATTAATTAGTCTTAATCCTCAAAAGATGCTCCACTATCCGTTACTACAAAGTCCAAAGCGATGAACTCAATAGCTTTGGCTGGCTTGAGGAAAATCTTCGCATACATGATATTTCTATCAATTACGTCTGGAGTCTGGGTAGATTCATCTAAGACAACCCTATAATCAGCTAGTCCTAGCCGGTTCTTCACACTAGACAAGAATGGAAGTACCTGCCCAAGGAATCTATCCCAAGTGGCTTGTACGTTCTGATCAAACAGCAGGGTCGCAGAAATGCGGGAAATCTCTTTCTTCAAGTAAATCAGTAACCTTCGTACATTAATTCTGTCTAGGGCTGAAGGCGTTACCTGTAGGGTCTTCTGACCAAACATTACAATGCCCTCAGACGGGAACGAAGCAATGGGGTTGATGTTCGCTGTGTAAAGATCGTCGCGATTCTTTGATGTGAGTCGCTGCCTTACATTTAACACCGGGATCCCGGCCGAGCCTTCGGTCAGTCCGCCGCGGTTAAACCCGGCTGGTGCGAACCAAATTTCACTATTGGCGGCACTAGAGCCGAGGGTACCGATTGCGGCTACCGACGGTGGCACCCAAAGGAGGGCGCTATTAATGTTATCTCGAACCTGGAGCCATGGGTAGTAGGCACAGCCATAGCTGCTGTTAATACCCCGGTCCTTGAGGTCGGTGATTGTCGCGCTTATGGAACCTAAACGACTGGTCTCATCTAGCTTGTTCTCCGTGGAGGGAACATAATTGCCCGCAAGGTCAATGATGCCCAGCGCATCTGCTCTCTCTTCACACACACTCAAGACATGGCTTGTTAACGAGTTGTTGGTTAATCCAGGCATTGACAACATGTTCATTTCAACGACCTCGGGGTCAGCTACCGTATCGAGAGCCTTCTTAACCGAGTAGTATACATAGTTGTTGTTGTCAGTGGCGCCGTCGGCGATGAAAGTATTTCTCGCAGGCTCCTTTTCATCAATGCGGAAACCATCGATGCCACCAAACAAGGGCATTGTGAACCGATCGAAACCACGATCAAGCACTGCTGTGTAAGAACCACTGTTCATGGTACAGGAAGTCTCTGCGGCCCGTGAACCAGAAACATAGTTCATAACGTTTGCCTGGCTAGCGTAAAACAAGTCGTCCATCGTAAACGCTACGTTCACTGTATTAGCACCAGCATCAAAAGTCTGAACGCTGATGTCCGCTGGCTTTGCGCGCACGACATCTTGGTAACTCGCGTCAAACCTCAGAGAACCACTGTCTGTTCCGGTGGTAAGCCCGAAGTATGCATCTGTCTGGTTGCTTAAGCCACCATCAATTGAAGATGAGCGCATTGTGATGCTCGGAAACTCAAAAGAGGCGGTGGTATTTATAGAAGCGCTGAAGGCTGTATCAGCGTTGTACGTAGCAGCCTCGGCGACTGTCATACCTCCAGTTACAAAAAGGTCTGATGGCAGAACGCTGCCACTGTGCACCGTAAATGGCGTATACTTTGGAGGACCAAAGAAACCGAAGGGGATGAGCGAAGAATCAGCAACACCATTATCTACATCTGCATTCATTTCTACACGAATAAACTGAGATTGATTAGTATAGGTGCCGTATTCTTGGTACGCCCTGTCGGCTTCGACCCAGCTTGCGTACTTGTCGCCCACTTT